TGGCACATATATCTACATAGCATTTGCAGAACATCCATTTGTAAGTAGTAAAGGAGTGCCAGTAACGGCAAGGTAGAATGTTAGGTCACGGAGCATTAGCAGAGTTTGCAATAGGATCTGTCAGAGGTGGTGGCGTACAAAACGTAGGATCGCCTTTCGTCAGTGGTGTAGCTATTACCTCTAGTGTTGGAGATGAAACTGTAACAGCTAGTGCAACAATATCTCCGTCTACTAATGTAGCAACATTCACTTTAGGCACTGAAGTAGCAACAGGTGGTGCAAACGTATCACCAACCTCTGCAGGAGTAATTACATCTGCCATAGGAGAAGAAACAGCCTTCGGTGAGGCTTTTCAAAATTTAATTACGTTATCTACTGGATCCCCTGACTTTTTTATATGGAACGAGGTTGACGATTCACAAACAGTAGATTATTCTGACGTTGAACCAGGAAGCACAGATTAGGAGATATAAATGGCATCAACATTTTCAAGCACATTAAATTTAGAACTTCAGGCCAGTGGAGAAAACTCTGGAAACTGGGGTAACATTACAAATAATAATTTACAAAAATTAGAGTCAGCAGCTAAAGGATATGTTTCAATAGCCATTGCTAGCACAAGTGATTCTTTAACTGCAACAGACGGTTCTACTACTGATGAACAAAGTAATGCCATAATAAGACTAACAGGCACTTTATCTGGTGCAACAACTATGAGCACGGAAGCAGTGGAGACCTGGTATATTGTTGATGATGCCACCACTCATAGCGGTAATACTTTAACATTTAAACCCTCTGGAGGGACAGGAACTCAATTAGTTCAAGGAGCCAAGCATATATTATATTCTGATGGTTCTACCATGTTCGATGTCTTGAACGATTGTGGAAATATCACGGCTAACGGAACACTGACCGTGGCAGGCAACGTATCTTTTGACGGTGGTAGTTTTGTATTTAATGAATCCTCTGCAGATTTAGATTTTAGAATTGAAGGTAATGGTGATGCAAACTTATTTTTCACAGATGCTGGTAATGATCGTGTAGGTATTAAAACAAACTCTCCTTCAACAGAATTACATGTGGTGGGCGGTGTAAAAGCTACAGGTGCAATAGACTTTGATGGTGGTGGGTTTACATTTAATGACTCAGGTGCTTCTGTTGATTTTAGAGCAGAAACAAATACTTTAGCAAATGCTTTTTTTATAGATGGTTCTGCTGATAAAATAGGTTTTGGCACAAATTCACCAGCAGATGCTTTAGTAGAAATAAATCAAGCTAATTCTTCAGGAGGCATAGCTTGTTTATCATTAGACCAAGATGATCAAGATCAAGAATTTATAAAATTCGATGGCACCACAGGTAGTGGAAGCACTGCTAGTATATCAACTTCAACAGATGAAGGTGGTAGTAAAGTTGGTGCAATAAAAATAAATGTAAACGGAACAGATCGTTACATTAGAATTTACGATTCTGCCGTGTAAGGAATTGTATGCCGCTAACAAAATTACAAATAGCGCCAGGTATAGATAAACAAAATACTGAGTATGGTGCTGAGGGTAAATGGGTAGATTGCGACAACGTGCGTTTTCGTTATGGTTTACCAGAAAAAATAGGTGGTTGGGAAAAAGTAACTAGTGATGCCTTAGTCGGTGCTACTAGAGCAATACTTACTTATTCTGATTTAGGCGGCGTCAAATATATTATCTATGGAACTAATAAAAAATTATACGCTTACTCTGACGATAATTATGCAGACATAACTCCTATTCGTTCTAGTGCGACTGGTAACATAACTCAATTTGCAACAACCAGTGGATCCTCAACAGTTACTGTAACAGACGCAAGTCATGGTGCTTTGATTGGAGATTTTGTAACAATAGCC